ATCTGCTTGCATTCAGACGACACCAATGCAAACCGAGTCGAGTTTGCAAGGATCGTAAATATCGCAACCAACACCCTCACGTTGGAAAGAAACCTGCGAGTGGCTCACAATTCCGGTGACCGTGTAACTAGCTTAGCCGATGTTCGCCAAATCTGGATTCCTGGCGGTGAGCAATACGAGATTCGTTGCATCAACAATTCCGGTCAATCCATCGTCTTTGCTGTCGATATGGTCGTCGATAATGGAGACACGATCACATAATGAAAGCGTGGGCAAAGGATGGATTGCAAGGTTTTGAGGAATCCCTAGTAGGGCTATGGTCGCCATTGATGGTCGGGGCAATGGCTTCCTTTGTCCCTGATCTTTGCAAGAATACATCTAACAATGGATTAGCGACGGCCAATACTGATAGAAACTCTACCTATATCGGTAGTCCATTTGGGACTGTTATGAATTTAGATGGTGTGGACGATGGGATTAACATCGGTTCCTTTGCAATGGGCAATCTGCTTAACGCGACGAGCAACACAATTGCAATGTGGGTCTATCCGAAAACAACCACCAATAACATTGCTAGGTACATCGGTTTTGGGTCGGCAGGTGCTACCTTTTCGTTTAGAACCAACTTCCAAAATTTGGAATTTGCATATGGCGGTGCTGCCGGTGTTTTGTCAACAGCTTTCACAACCGCAGAATATGCAGACAAGTGGACTTTCATTCTGGGTACATCAACACCAACATCAGCAGCGATCTTTATCAATGGCAGGCAGGTTGCATCAAGAACCGACACTGTAAACATGACGCTGACAACAGGCGGAGGCATCGGTTATCGTTTCTCAGTAAATAGCGATTATTCACCGATCCAATTTGCCGAAGCAGCCGTTTGGGGGCGCAGTTTTTATGCTCCAGAAGTTGCAAATTATTATGCCCAAGGCCCATCAGGATCTTGGCAACTGGATGCCCCAAGAAACCGGTCCCGCTTTGCACAAGTCACCACATTCAAAAACTACTGGTTCAGAAATCAACAAAGAATGATCGGTGGAGGAATTCGATAGATGTACGCACGCAACAATGCCACACCTGTACCCGTTCTTGTTGGCACTATCACTCAGATCAGTGATGGTGCTGTCCAGACTTCTGGCGTTTCCGTGAAGGTGTCAAAAGATGGTGGAGCTTGGTCATCAGGAGCTAATTCACCTGCGGTTGAAGAAGGAGAATGGAGTTATACTCCATCTCCGGCAGAGACGGATTGCACAAGCCTGCGAATCGTTTTATACAAAACAAACTGCTACTCTCGATCCATTCAAGTCGTATTCACTTCATCGGACCAATTCGGCTATGCCGGGACCGATCAAAGTAAGATCGCGAACGCAACATCAACGGTCAACCTGTCAGGCACGACAATCAAGAACGCTGCAGACAATGCGTCTCAAACTAGCGTCAATTTGATTCCAACCAACCCGTTGCTCACAAATGATTCGCGACTGAACAACCTCGACTTCGCGATCTCGGTCGTCAATCAAAACATTCTCAACCTCAACAATTTATCGGCAAAGATGAATGTATTCGGTGCTCCGATTTTGGAGATACCGGATTCCGGCTCGACGCTTTATGCTTTCACGATCGTGGTCAAGGACGACGAGGACAAATTGGTGGCATTGGATGCATCTCCGACGGTGACTGCTGCAAACGCGGCTGGAACGAATCGATCTGGCAACCTTTCGGCTGTCGCGAATCCGTCGACTGGCCGCTACACGTTCACGTACTCGGTGGCAAATACGCACCCTGCTGAAAGCCTCAGGATCGCAATTTCTGGTGCTGTGTCTGGTGAAGCTCGCTATGTGGAATGGGTCGGCAACGTGGTCAACTACGACTCGCTGATGGTACTTCAATCGGTCGAGTCAAAAGTTACTGCGATCGACAATCGGCTCCCTGCGGCACCTGCTGCGATCGATGATATCCCAACGGCAAACCAGAACCGTGATGCGGTGATGAATGCTATGCCGAATGGAGGATGGGTGGACGGTTCGTTCGGGGATCGCTGGCTGATTGGGACGAACAACAATCGCGAGGTTCAGATCACTGGATCTAATCACGTGAGTGCAGACGTTCATGCGTTCCATCCTGCTGTGATTGATTCGGCTGCGATCGCTGCTGGTGCTCTCAATGGCAAGGGTGATTGGTTGACGACGCTCGGTGTAAATGCACCAGCCAACTGGATCAATGCTGCGGCTATTGCGACAGATGCAATTGATGCAGATGCGATCGCGGCTAGTGCGGTTAATGAAATCACGGTCAACTTGTTCAAATACGGTGATGTTCAGTTATGGACGAGTCCAGCGAATCAAATTCAGGTCACGATCACTAAGGTCTAGTCATGCCTGTCGTAACAACATTTTGTGCGTTCTTCGGTTGCTCAGGTGGCTCGGTCACTCCTGGGTCTGGAAGCGTACCGAATTTGCTTTCGGTAGACTACGAGGACGATTGGCAGTACCTGGACGGGATCGAGGATCTGACATTTGCGTTTGGTCCTCAACGATACACTACCCAAACGGCATCTGCGAACGTTGCCAAGGCGAAACGCTCGGCAATGAGCGAACGAGAGATCGCTATCGCTGCGGCGACGTATGGATGGGAACCGGAGGATATGACGTTTGTCGTGTGGGCTGAAACGCTGGTCGATACGACGAACACGATCATCGAGCCTAAGATTGGTGATATGTTCACGGCGTTCGATACCGACTGGATCATCAAGTCGATCCGGAGGACTGTTGACCTGTCGCAGTGGAGATGCGTCGTCCGAAAGACGACCAAGGAAGAATGAGCAAAACCGACGTAAATGTGGTGATCGATTCGCTTCAAGCGACAACGTCTCAGCTTGATTCGTTTGACTTTGCTCCGATCTTTTCATCGATGCTTGAAACGTTTCATCGCGGGATTGAATCGAACTTCGACAATATCCGTGGTCCTGGATATACTTGGCCTCCGCACTCGCCAGTGACGATAGCGAAACATGGTCCTCACCCGTTGTTAATCTTGACCGGCGCGATGAAACGATCGGTCACTCAATCCGGTGCAGAGGGTCGAATTGAGGAGATCATGCGAAACGAAGCGACGATCGGAACGTCATTGTTCTATGCTCCCTATCAGCAGTTCGGAACGACCGGTCCTCCGAAGATTCCTGCTCGGCGGTTCCTGTGGTTGCAGAGTTCGTTCGTCGATGAACTGGCTGAGATTTTCGCCGACCAGATGACCGAGAGGCTGTTCGGTGAATGATGACGATGAACAAGAAGAAGATCCACCAGGGTGGCCGAGCCCTACCGATGCACCACCCGGGTCACCGGAAAAGGTCGAAGTGCTGCGAAGGCGGGTTGAGAACGGGCAGAAACTATGGCATCCACGTGATAGGTTGGAGGTGATCGATGTTGGGATCGAGGATCAAGATTTTAGGTGATGCGATCGTCGCGGTGCTCAACAACGATACCGATCTTGCGGCGCGTCAATTCGTGCTGCGTAAAAAGCCGTACAATCGCGGCAGAACGTGGGTCGCTGGCGGTCGCGTGGTTCCATTGCAGACAGAACGTGCAGGCTTTGAAAATGCCCAAGACGAGCGTTTATATCGATTCCTGATCGTGGTCGCAGATCCATCCGATTCGGATCTTGCGGGAGGAATGGAGGCTCACCTTGGAGCGATCGAACGGGTCGAGAATATCTTCGAAAATAAAGCGCATGCCAATCTTCCATTGTCGATCCGAACGACTGCTCAAGCGGCGTTGGATGCTGCGACTGCTGCTGGCAAGTTTCCAGCGACTAAAATTCAATCCGCAGAATTGACATTCGCTACGCCGTTTGTGGATCCGGCGTTCGAGGGCGGGTATGATGCGAGTTCGTGTATTGTTGCGATCCGTTGTACGGTTAACCGTTTAAATTCGAGTACGCTATGAGCAAAAAAAAGAACGAGCAGGAAATTGCAATCTTGGAAACGTTTCCAAAACCTGGGCCGGTTGTCGAGGTTCAAGAAACAGAAACCAAGGCAACGATCGACGGTGTTTTCGTTGTCGATGGTCGCATGGCTGTATGTGATTCCGAGCAGCAGGCGGTGGCGATTTACGAGGCATGTTTTAAGACTTCACCGGTCGATGTTCTGCCTGCAAGTCGGTATCCAACCAGCGGCGAAAAGGTGCTGTACATGAACGGCAACGTTCCGATGTACGGTCGTCCTGAGTGAGCAAAACTCGCGTAGAATCCACGGATCTAACCTCGGGAGAATTTCAATATGTCGCAGTCCACAGCATCGCGTTTGATCGTCGCTGATAACTCAGGTTTTTCGTCCAATGCGATCGGTGTCGCTTTCAACGAGTGCTCGCTGGTCGGTCAACGAACGAACATCATGCACCAGGGCCACCGTGGTACTCGGCAGCGTGCTAGCTGTCGTGCGAGGACGGTAACCGACAAGTCCGGTGGGAACATTACCGGCAACTTCGGAGTGCAGGAGATCGACTGGTTTTTGACTCGTGGGATTGGGTACACTCCAGGAGGAGCGTCGCCGTATATTCCAGGTGAAACGATTCCTGAGTGGTACGCGCTTGTGGATAAGGTCGCTGCGATCTACCAGTACAACAAGCTGCGTGTGGCCTCGATGGAAATCAGCGGTCAGGAATCGCAATACTTGAACTGGTCGGTTGTAACCGCAGGCGAGCTTGAGCAGGTATACGGTTCGACGTATCCGGCGACTCCGGTTCCTGAGTGCGGTACTGCGTTCGTATTCTCGGACTGCACGCTGACCTACAACTCGACCGCGTACAAGATGCAATCGTTCCGGCTGGCGATCGACAACGCTCTGGATCAAAACCAGTACGAAAACGCGATCACCCCCACTCGATTTGAGTCTCAGGATCTTGGCGTTCAGCTTACGGTTCAGACTGCATTCCGTTCCGATACGCTGGCACTTTACGATGCGGCGTTGGCTGGTGCTGAGGCATCGCTCGCGGTGACCGATGGAACGACGACCTACACGTTTCATTTCGGGAATCTGAAATATATGGCCGGTGGTCCGACGGTTCCTGGTCGCGGTCGAATCAATCAATCGCTTACGTTCGAGGCGATGAGGAAAGCCAACACGACCACGAACGCTGATGATAATCAACTGCGGATCGTTAAATCCTAGCGGCGAGTCGGCTGTCGCTGTATATTGGGGGTGTTCATCACCCCTTTTTTTATGGAGTCACTATGAGTTGGCAAGACCCGTTCGTGCGTGCTGGCGTTGCCGTTCCCGCGTACATTCCTGAAAAGACAGGCATGTATCCTGGCGCGTTCTTTCGGTACCGTCGTCCTGATCCGGTTTCGATCGAAAAACAGCACAAGGAATTTAGTGCGTGCGTTAGTGATCCTGATAAGCTGATCGCTTCGATGCAAAAGTTCGTTTCTGCGTGGATCGCGGAATGGAATCTCGATGCACCTTGCGTCGGTCAATACGTGGCTATGCTGAGTCATCCGATGCTGATGCGGTTCTATTTCATCATCGTCCAATCGGAGCCTACGGCAGAGATTCCGAAGGAGTTTCTAGGCGAGGGTGAAACTGGAACGGCTGAGGGCGAGCAAAAAAAATCGTAAAGGTTTTTTCGTTGCGACTGAATAATCCTGCACTTGCGGCGCGTTCGTGTGCGGTGTGTAGGGCGATCATGTTCGACGAAGAAACCGGTCAGCCTGTTAAGGCGCGCGATGGTAAAGAGTGGGCGAAGCGAACGCATAAGGTTCCTTGCGACGCGTCCATTGGATGCGCAAAAGGGCACTACAATGAAAACCCTGATTTGAACAAGAGTCAGGAAGCGGTAATCAGTTTGTATCTGGCATCGCAGGCAACAGGCGGTGCGTGTCTCAACGAGGCAGAGAGAAATGATTGGTGGCTAATGGAGACGTTCGGTTTGTTGCGTGAAGTCGAGGAACGGGTAAAGCGGAACACGATTGAGGCATCTATGCTCGGAGGACTGACAAGTGGCCGATGATGCACAACGCGGTGTGACGTTTACCCTCAAGGCGAACGTCGATCCGTCTGCGAAACAAATAATGGATGGTTGGTTCAATGGAATCAATTCGTCGATTGAAAATCTTGGAAACGCTACGAGTGCTGCTGCTGCATCGACCACTCAAAGTGTTGCTTCTGCAACTTCTGCGGCTCAACAATCTGTCGCTGGATCTACGGCAACACAAGCGAGCCAGATACAGCAGTTTTTTGATCAAACAAATCAAGCTGCACAAGCCTATTTAGATAGCCAAGCACAGCGAGCAGCACAACAAGCTCAGCGAGAACAACAACTGCGTGACGTATCGCAAATGTCACTGCAAGAGCTACTCGATGAACAAAACGCAAATACTGTTAATGCGTTCGAGCGCGAAAAACAAATTATGAACGATGCGCTTCAAGCTGAAGAAGCTGCAATGAGAAAATATTTTGAAGCGATCGATGCGTTAAGACAAAAAGCTTTACAGGATTCCGATTCTATAACTGATCAAGAAATTGCTGATGTACAGCTATTAGAACGTGAAGCTGTTGATGCTGCGCAACGTAGATCATCTGCGGAATCAAGATTCACGAATGCCCAAGAGGCTGAGCGTCGACGCGAGGTTCAAGAAGGAATTCGAGGAATCCGTGAGACAGAAGCAGAAAACAAACGTGCTGTCGCTGCTGCTGAAAGGAGAAACCAACAACTCAGTTCGTCGGCTGGTCGAATTGTTTCGGCGTTTTCAGAAGGCTCGGAAGCGTTGATGCGGTTCGTAAATGGAATTCAGCATCTAGGGCTAGTTGGCGAAAAGGATCTCCAAAAGGTTCAAGATGCTATTCTGAGAATCCAGGGGACGACTCAGATATTCACTGGTTTGATTCGTATGTTTCGTCAAGCATCCGAAGGCATGGATGCGTACCGTCGAATGGTCGAATTGACCTCGCAGGCTCATGCTGTATCTGCTGCTGCTGCAACGGCTGATACGGCTGCAACAGAGCTTAATACTGCGGCTGTTGTTCAGAATGGTGCGGCAAGGAGTGTGGCAAACGGCGGGATGATGGCTCGCGCTGCTACTGGTGCTGCAAACGTTGGAACCTCCTTGATTAACGCTGGTACTGTCGTAGGACTTGAAGCTGGTGCATCTGCGCTTGGTGTATTCCTTGCGGCTGTTGGTGCTGTAGCTGGTGCGTTATTTGCGGCTGTTAGCGTGATCCAAGTATTCAAAGAATCGCTGACGTTCGGCTTTGGTGGAGGAGCTGGCAAGGGAAGCTACACGGAAACAATTGGTACATCATCGTATAATCCGTTCCAAAGGATCTATGCTCAGGGACAAATGTTTGAAACTGAGACTCCGGTACTGCGTGAGCTAGCCAAGTTAATTCCATCGATGCAAGGAATTAGAACCGGCGTAGGGATGGCGATGGACTTCACTGGCTTATTAGGCATCAACAAACAAACATCGCTCGAAAAAGAACAGGCCGATGCTGCTAAAATGGAAAAGGCTCGGCAAGACTTCCGCGAGCACAATCTAAAACTACAAGTCGAGGCCGAAAAAGAAATCAAGCAGATCACATCAGAACGTCAGTCGATCGTGGTCAAGCAACACGCTGCTGAGCAAGACGCACATCGTGCGCGTATGCAATCGATGAAACAAGAGGATCAACGTGCTGCGTTGATTAAAGAGATTGCTGCGATCGAGCACAATCAAACGCTGGAGGCTGAGGATCGAGCCAGGAAGGTGATTGCACTTCAACGTGAACGTTTAGCGGTTGAAAAGGAAATCAATCGCGAGCAATCGCAGGGTGCTAAAGAACAACTGAGAAACCTCGAAGAAGCATCCAAGATAGCAGAGCGAGATTATGAACAAGCATTAAAGGAATCGATGAGTGCTGCCGAGCGTTTCGGTTTGTTAAAGACCGATGAGCAGCAAGAGCTTGTTGATATTCAAAGACGGTTTCGTGCTGGTGCAGGTAGTGTCGATGTCGAAGAACTCAAGAAAATAAAAGGGTTTTCAGCGGCTTTAGATCGTCAAATTTTTGAAGAAGCAAAGCGGCGAGCATCTGCTTCTGGCTTCGGTGCTTTCCAGAGAGAGGATCTTGCTGAAATTCAGCAACTCGATAAGGAGCGTCAGCAGTTGCAAATTAAGGTTAAGGCTCAAGCCGATGTGGTTGCAAAACTTGAAATCGATATTGATGCTACGGCAAGAGAGATCAACAAGCAGATCAGCGCTCAATTCAAGATCGTTCTGGAAGAAATGGCAAAGCAGATTGCCGATCTTCAAGGCAAGCAAACGACGATCGAGAACAGAATGATCAATCGGTTCGGTGGGAGGGTACAACAGTGATTTTGCAAGTCGGAAACGTTCGGAGGCCGAACAATGAGGCTGTGGTCACTCCATCGTATTCTCCAATCTATGATTTCACTCGGCGCGTAGAAGCGATGCGTATCCGTTGGGAAGTCATGGGTCGCGTTGTGAACTTTCCAGTGGCGACTCAGGCGATAACCAATTCCGAGATCATTGCACTTGGCAATGCGTTCACGACTCCGAAGCCGTTTTTGGCGTTGCTCGGTGATGATGGAAGTCCGACACCATTCGAGATGAATCCTGCTAAATGCTTACAAGGGCCAAACCTTATTGACCTGAGTTTTCCTACCGAGGAATCCGATGTATATGTGACCGGACTATCGTATCGAGCCACCTTCGAGTCGGTGCAATTGATTCGATCGAGTACAGACCTGCTCGAGTTCGACGAGGAAGTTTCAGAGGATCCAGGTGGTCTGACTTATGTGTATGTTGGCGGTGCGGTGAACTACCCAGAACGTCAGGTGGCGACTCAGAATAAATCGTTTCGATATGTACAAAGCGGTTCTGCCACCGGCCTGCTAGCGTACCCTGTGATTCCTCCCCCAATTTGGCCGTTCGCACAAATGTCTGCTCCAAGAGTTGTTCGTTCCTCACCGCAATTCAAAGGAACGGTCGATACGCATTTTCGCGTGACCTGGGAGTACAATTTCGAGTGGCACACGAAACTTGTAGGCGTACCGCATCGTGGGATCATTGGGTAATTGAATGAACGACAACTGTATTTTGTGCGTGTTGTTTTTTTTGATTGCAATTTCGACTGCTGTGTACGTGGTCAAAATAGATATGATCGCTCAATCAAAAAGGATCGACAAACTTGAACAGCGTCTTGTAAAGATGGAGAGCGAGATCAAAGAGGCTCACCGTCAAGCTATGTGGGCACAAACGCTGCTGATTGATAACATGGACAACGTTGGCAAGGAAATTCGAACGATCAACAAAGAGCTAGGGATGACACCCTGGGGATGGTGAGGTAGATAATGGCGACAAAGTATTGGGTTGGTCGGGCTGCATCAGTGGCTCAGATTACGAAGGTTGTTTTTTCATCGATCGTTTCCACAAACACCTACACGGTGACGATCAACGGAAAGTCGGTTTCGGTCACGGCAACGAGTACGAGCCTTGGTGATTTGATCGATGCGTTGGTCAATGCCTGGAATTCATCTGCTGAGCCAGAGCATCGAGAAATGACTGCGGCGCGTCGTGAAGATCCATCGCTAAGTGGTCTGCAACTGACTGCGAACACGGCAGGACTTCCGATCACCGTGACCGCATCTGCGACTACCGGAACGGCGACGGTTACTCAACCGACGGTTGCCAGTGGTCCGAATTTTTGGAGTGATGCTGCAAACTGGTCAGGTGGAACGCTACCGGCTGCTGCTGATGATATCGTTGTTCGTGATTCGTCGGTATCGATTCTGTATGGGCTGACCGACACGAACAACTATGCAAGCCTGACGATCGACGCGTCGTTTACTGGTCAGGTTGGATTGCCGGATCAAAACCCGTCAGGCTATCCAGAGTACAGAACGACGTTTTTAACGCTCGGGACCGGTTCAGCTTTGACGGTCACTCTTGGCAACGGTGTCGGTACGTTCTCCGATCGAATCAGGATCGATGTGCAAAGTTCGAACGTGACCTGCTCGATCGTTGGTGCTGGATTCCAAGGATCGGTTCAGTATCCGTTCGAGATCCGAAACCCTGGTTCTGGTTCGACGGTGCGTGCGTATGCAGGAGGTCTTGCGATATCTGCTGCGTCGAGTGGTACTGTTTCGACGTTGGAGATCATTCAGCGCGATGGAATCCAGAACCCTCCATCGGTCAACGTACAGTCGAATATCACGACGACCACAATCACGATCTACGGTGGGGTGCTGTTGCTGGAGGGTGCGGTAACGACTCTAGTGGCTCGTGAGCAGGCTAGGGTTACAGTAGCGAAGGCTGCGGCTGCTGGTACGGTTAAAGTATCATCGCAAGCTCTTGTGAATTGGGATTCCTCCGGTGGTATCACGACCAAGCTGCATGTGGAGCAAGGAGGCACGATCAACTTCGGTCGAGTTGGCACGACCAAGACGGTCGCTGCGTGCGATCTATTCGCGTCTGGAACGCTTCTGGATCCATTGGACAAGGTTACATTCACGGCTGGCGTGGTGCTGCAAGCGTGTCGTATAGGCGATGTGACGCTTGATCTTGGGGTTGGGGTGACGGTCAATGGCTAATGTTCCACAAGGCGGTTTGAGGTTTGCAGGAATTTGGGCTGACGGTGAGTTTTCGGTCACGCGTAGCGGATCGACCAAGCCGGATCAGATACACGCTCAGTTCATACTCGGTGCAAATCTTCCGCAGTATGGGGACATTGAGGTTTGGTACGGGCAGAATTTTATTCGCATTCCGTACTGTCGAGTCGTTCGCCAACAAATATCAGGCGGTGCAGATGGTCGGATGCGAGAGGTGACGTTTGAGGACTCGCGTTGGCTGTGGCGGTACCAGTATGGATTTGGAAATACAAACCTGCGGCGTAAGATTTTCGGCTCGTGGTATGTGACCTACAAGGCGAGCAAAAAACTGATCGTCCAGAACTTTCTTCAACTGCTTGGTTTTGGAAACGTTTCCACGGTCCCACCTGAGGCGTTATTCGATTTCAACACGACGGAGTACGGTTCCGTTCTGGAAGATGATGCGTACTTCGAAGCAAATCACTTCGACGGAAAACCGATTCCTGATTGCTTAGAGGAAGTACTGCAACCGATGGGAGTGCAGGTTCACCTTGGGTGGGATAATCAGGTGCGATTGTTTTCGCAAGGATATGGTCGAGATATTCCGAACGATCAACGAGTTATGGATTACACGATCTCGATCACTCCACCGGTCGTTCCGGAGGTTCTAGTCTACGAGTTTGCAAACGTGAACTTCGAAAACGACTTCGTGCTGCGTGCTGTTGGCTATGAGTGGGATGAACGTAAGGAGAAACCTACCAAACGGCTCGCGCCACTGGATCAGCTTTCATACGGTCCGATAGATCCTGCGACTGGAAAGATCGATTGGAGACTTGCAGACCCACCGAATTTTTCAAACATTAAAAACAAAAAGCTGCGTGAGCTTTGCAGGCGAACGATCTTCAAGCTGTACCGGATCGACTCGACGAAGAAACTTGATTTGGTCAAACCTGTTTTCCAAAACGTCCCACCGAAATCAAACATTCAATACGATGAAAGCGATTTCATTCTGCATGATGCCTTATGGGTTCGCAGTCCTGGTCTGCTGGAAACGGATGAGTGGAAGCAATGGGGGGTTGGTCGTGATTACCAACGAATTCTATTCGATGAACATTCCGACGATGATATGAAGCTGATTGGTTTTTTTTGCGACCAAACCGTTCATCAGAAAAATAACAACGCTGCGAATGTTGAAGCTAAGTTCGGAACGATTTCATCAGCCTATGAAATGAACGGCACCGAGTTTAGAGAGAACACGTTCGCATACTTGAACAAGAACTACCCTGAAATTTGCTATCAAAAGGGGTTCTCGTTCGATGCGGATAACATGCTGATTCAGCTTGATGACAGGCTGGTTTGGATCAATCGCAACAACGCAGGCGAGGTACAAAATCACGCTTACTATCCCGCCAAACTGATTATGCGTTGCAGGCACAAGCTACGCCGGCGCTCTGATATGGAAGTGATACGGCACATGGTTCCGGTACAGATTAACAGTCCGTACTCTGCACCAGGGGTGGTCGATAAAATTCGCATCGAGGATCCAGTTCATGTTGCTTGGGGTGTTCCGCAGCGTTTTGACGCTTTGAAGCAAAAGCTATCTACTATCACGGCTCAGTATATGGCAACGAAACGCATGACCGAAGCGGCGACAATTCCGATGAAAGGATTCTGCTTCGATATTAACACCGACGGTCGAATCGCTTCGGTGACGTTTCAACGATCTGGAAATGGTGCTTGCACGACGACGGTTCAATGGCAGAACGAAAACCCTGTCGAGCAGCCTACCTATCAGGAGTTGGTCAATTCAGCGATCAAGCAAGGCATGATGAGTGCATATCAACAGCATCGCACTAAGCAATCGGCCAAGATTCATTCTCCTGCACCGAGGAGGCATGGCTAATGTTCCTCGCAGGCATGACGCAGTGGAGTTTCAAAAACGAGACTGGAGAGACAATTCCATCGTTCGGCGTAATGATCGTGACCGGTGCGACGATCGTCGAAAACGAAATCGTGTTCTTGGTCAAGAAATGCACGCAGACCGAGGAGGATCTACAGGAACCTGCATCGTTGCTGTTCAACTCCATTCAGCCTGTAGCCACTGACCAGTTTGGAGTCGCAACAAGAGATTTCCCTACTCAGGCATTGATCGAACAAACGAGCGATCATACTCCTGGAACAATTGTTGGACCGAAGGCTGGATCGTTCGCGCTTGGAACTGTTGGATCCTGTTTACGGATAATGGCAAAGGACACGACCAATCCAACGGTGATTGCAAGTCGTGGAGTGTATTTTGTAGAAGCGTATCATGGCAAAACCGATTTTTGGATCGGCAAGTCTACACCAGGGATTCTCGGCAGGGTCGGTACGCAAATGTATAAAAACGACGTGACGATTTACGAGGAAAATTCCTTGGGTGTTTTGTCTGCGAAGTCCGGTGCTGGTTTCGACGGTATCCAAGCCTGGAACATTTCCAGCGAGGCGGTGCTTGCGAATTCTTGGATCGAGATTTGGAGGATCCGCAATAAGTATTACTGCAAGGGCTTATGCTCATGACCTGTAATAACGATTGCGCTCTGTGCTGTTGCTGCGGTCCTGGTCAATTGGTCGAACTTCCAGACTACTATTGCAGATTCCATTCTTCGCTGCCTGTCGTCGGATCAAACTACAATTGCTCGGATGCGACTCGGCAGTATTTGAATTGGGAATTGAGCGAGCAAAAGGCTAACGGTTCATCAGCATATTTGTCGTTGCTTGCGGATAATTTTTATGCGTACTCGGCATTTACTGAGTTCGTGTCTAACGAGGATGTGTCGTGCTTTATAAGTTATGGCACGTTTTTTAATCCTTACGAGCAGTATGGATACGATTGTTTTGTAGGTGGATCTGAGCAGTACGAGGAAACTGGATGGAAGGAGATCGAGCGTATCCAATATCGCTGCATAGCTCAGGGGACTGGCGGTGCGTATGTTTGCGTTCGTTCTCAAACCTGGGCAAGGATTTCCTATGATATAAAGAATCCGAAGGTGAACATCGCTCGGTGTAAGGTTCCGACGAGTGCTTGTGCGTCGGAAATCCCATTACAGGAGGGATTAGAACTAGGCGATTGCGGATACTTGGTGACCGCGACGCTTGATGTATGCTATAAGATCGAAACTCAATCGTACATAAATACCGGCAATCTCAATGCACCATGTAACGATCTTCCTGCGTTTTATGACACGCCAACTGGAACGATAACGACGGTCTCGCAAGGGACTGTGTGTGTTACTAGATCCAGGGTTTTGAAGTCGTTGAAAAATGATCCTGCTAATACTAACAGGATTTTTTTCGATCTTGCAGAAACAAATCAAGCGGTTGACTGCTGCAAGGATTGGCTCAGTCCGTTTTTAAGAAATACGCTTCCGCTTGGTAAGCCGCCAGAATGGAACGATGAAAACTTCCGTTGCTCGTGCGTTCCGGAGGCTTCGTTTGAGATTACCGGCGAATGTCCGGACTCGACTGGTCTGACTTGTTCAAACGACACGATATGTGAGATCGATAGCTTGATCGTTCAGTACGCTGCTGGTTTCAAATGGAGGTTCTTTTGGTCTTAGTTAAAATCGGTGGTACTCGAACTGGAACGAGGAAATCATCTTTGCCACTTTGGTCGTTACTTCACATAAAGGAAAACTACGATCCAGATTGGTTCTCGCAGTGGGTGGCTAGGGTTCCAGCGCTTGGCTGTGATTGTCGCGTGGACTTTGAAAAGATTCTTGAAGTACTGCCACCTGTCTACGAAAGTTCAAACGATCAATTTTTTCGTGGAATAGATTGGCACAATGCGGTCAATCAAAAACTCAGTCGTGCAGAGATCTCCTACGATCAAGCCTTGACGCTTTGGCGGCATCAAAGGCCCAAGACCTCAAGGACCAAGTGTATCGTGACGGTTGCTACTGGTGCGAACTTTCGATCGATCCTTGAGGTAACACGTCCGAGTATCAAATCCTACGCTGAAAAATGCGATGCTGATTTTATTGAGTTGACCAACGAGACAGATCTTTGGTGGGGGTTTGAAAAATGTCGCGCGAGGCACTTCGTGAAGCAGTACGAGGAAACGTTGTTCGTCGATGCAGACTGCGTGATCAATCCTGCGGCTCCGTCGATCTTTGGTCGATCAGATTCGTTGGCGATGCACGACGATTATCCGTACTTACCACGAACCGATTGGCTGCATAGCGAACGAATCTTGATCGCAAAGGAGTTAGGGGTTACGTTTGAGCAACGTAACACTGGACTAAATTCTGGCGTGGTGTACTCGAGATCAGAAGCGCAGGCTATCTGGACGCGACCACCGGCCAATATTCCTCAAACCCAAACCTCAGAACAAACGTTCGTTGAGCAATCCGCATTCCGAATAGGTTTTTCAAACCTCGATTCGAGATGGAATTGGCAAATCTATTTCCCAGGCTTTTGGGATGAAGCAAAGTATGCTTGGATCGTTCACGTTGCTGGTGAAAAAAAGAAGCTCGAAAACTTGAAGCGAGTTCTCAATCTTTGGGGCTAGAAAGAAAACCCGAATGAGCATTTCGCGTGTAGCATTTCCGTCGAGGAGAAATCGATGGACCTGCTGTTTTTTTCGTCTGAAATTGCGACGCGGTTACAGGCTGGTGCTGCTGGATCTTTGATCGCGGTGCTTACGTCTGAGCCTGAGTCCGGCGTATCGGTGACGAAGCGGTTGTTTTGCGGTTGGGTCGCGTCGGTTTTTTGCGCTCCGATTGGTGTTTCTCTGGCCGAAGGATTCATTTCTGAAAAGATCCTTGATCGAATCACACGAACGGATGCCGAGATGGTATCTTCGTTCGTTGTTGGTCTGCTCGGCTGGCAGGGTATAAAATGGGCTCAACAACGATTCAAAAGGTTTGCCAAAGAAAATGAATGACGAAACACGCTTGGTATTTTCGATCGTTGGCAGGGTTTCCTTGGTGATCTTGTGTTACTGCGCCGTCGTTAAAAAAATGCGGTGCGGCGATTACTGCTCGTTGTTTCGTCAACGATTGCAGTCTACACTAGGTTGGGTCAGCGGTGCGGTTGCGACACTCGGTCTGTTTTACCCTGTGGTTTGTGGCTTAATCGCTTTGGTTTTGTTAATGGCGATTTTTGCTGCGGATTTTGATTATGCCACGAAAACGACGACTATTAGGGCTACCACGAAGTCATCGCAAGCTCGCGATGCAAGAAGTACGGCAAGTAGTTGATCTCGGTCTATCCGAGGAAGAATCAATCAAGGAACTCAATGCTCGCATGATCGCTCGGTTTGATCCTGCGAGCATTTTGCTTTCGATCCTGATCTCCTGGGCTGTAAAGCAGTTGATCGCTTGGATCCAAGGAAAGCTAAAGGATAAGCTGTACGGTGACTCGGAATGATCAAACGCAAACCTGCTGAGCCGAAACCTAAGCCTATCGAGCCAAAACCTTCCGAGCCTGCTAAGCCTCCGAGGAAGCGTCGCAGGCGCGTTCCAAAGACCAAGGTGGCTGGATACACGATCGACTGGTACGCGGTCGGTCTTGCGGTGCTTGCTGCGATTACCATTGCTCCGTATGTGCTACCGTTTCTCAAGGACAGAGTAAAACCTACACCGGCAGCGGTCGAGGTGGATCTTGGAAACGTTTCCAACTGGTTCTCGAATGTTGCGTCGGACGATCCGAAGGCGGACGTTCCGAAGTACGTTGAGGCTTTGCGTGCGGTTTCGCAGTCAGAAATTGATGACGTTGCGAAAATAGCTGACCTGCTCAAGACCGAAGTCGAATCGAAGCTCGATCGGACTGGATGGTTGAATTGGGGTCTGTTCAATATCGACCTGCTCAAAGAGATGCGAAAGCTGCGAGACGAAAAGAAGCTCGGCAGTATCGAGTCGCACAAGCAGTATCTGTTGGCCGTTGCTGATGCTTTGGAGAAACTCTGATGCCTATTTGGGACAAGTATCTGGATGGAACAATCGATGGCGCCAAGCATGATCGAGCGCACCAGCGGTTGTTTGCTGCAAAGTCGGTGGCTCCTGTCTACGGTGCTGCGGCTCCAAACGTGATGGATCGCGAGCCTGCGAAGGACGTTTTTCTTGGCCGGTACGCTCTGATGGGTATGCAGTCCCTCTACGGAAAGACGTTCACGTTTTTCCCTCAGTATCAAGAGTACGGAACGTGCGTTGGTCAATCTCACGCGATGGGAGGGACGATCGTTGCCGGTGTGAGTTCGCTGCTGTCCGGTTTGCGGTTTCCTGGTCGAATGGCTGTTGCTCCGATCTACGCTGGATCTCGCGTGGACATTGGGAAGAATCCTGGTCGATGGGAGGGTTCGGTCGGATCGTGGGCTGCTCAGTGGCTCACCAAGTTCGGATGCGTGACGTATCGAGAACTCGGCCACGAGGACAATCCGAAGTCGGACAAAGAATGGCTTGCGACGATGAAGAAGGACGAACAGCAGGCTATGGACTGGACTGCCTCTCGCGAGGGGGTTCCGAAGTCCGGCGAGGATCTGGCGAGGCTTCGACCGATCCAGCACGCGCCACTTATTCAAACCGTCGCGGAAGTAAAAGCAGCGCTGACAAATTTGACTCCGGTAAACATTTGCTGCTTGGTGCATCCGTCTCAGGATCTCGACTCGAAAGGGGTATCGAAGTCGGTTCGGCGTGGTGGTGGTCATTCGACGATCGTGATCGGTCAGTATTTCGACGGATCGCGATGGTGGTTCGATTTTCTAAATTCTTGGTGGTATTACTACCGAGGCGGGTTTGCTCGATCGACGAACAAGCTGGACTTGCAGTTCAAGGGATCGGTGACTCGAATCACCGAGGAGACGCTTCGCGCGTGCCTCGCAGAACGCGATTGCTACGCACTCGTGGGCGTGCAGGGCTTGGAACCGGTCGATAAAGAAATGTCGCGTCTGATGGCCTAATTTAAGGCTTTGCCGGGGTTCCAGATGCCGTTCGGTGGCGTTATAGTCTAAGCGGGGATTGGTTGTCCCCACCGGCTGTGGTTTCGCTGATCATCCATTAAACGACAAGAGCCTCGGTTTCCCAAGGCTCTCGTAGTGTTTCTGGACGGTTCAAGTCAGTAAAACTGCAACGGATTGTACATTCTTCGTACTCGCGAAACAAGCGACGTTGCTAGATCGGGACAAAACTCAGATGAAAATCTTGGTAGTGCTGTCAGCGTGTGTGCGTTCTTTGTGTCCCTGTGCGGAAAACACCGGCGATCGATATCGTCGGAGGGTAGTCGCGGTCGCAAGCCGTGGCGAGCCGGATCACCGGCGACTGGAAGGGGATCGCAAACCCTGATCGATTCGGCAGCGTGGGAGCTAAATCCGAGCAACGTGCAAGCTCACGACTCGGTCCAGGACACCAAAAGACGCTGACGTTTCGAGCCCACTACGGTCAACAAGCCGTGGTTGTTGTGCAATCTGGCTGGAGATCCTGCCCAGGGCTGGTGTCCTGGGATAAAGCTGCGGCGCGCGCAGAAAAAAGATTGCCGGTTTTTTTGCGAAAATGCTGTTGTTTTCTAGGTTTTGTGCCGTTTATAGAGTACCTGGAAAGAAAAAGTTTTCTGGTTTCGCGCCCAAGTTTTTAGGAAATCTGGCCCAGGTATGTATCCAGGGAGTTCCTGGTGGTTGTGATCTCTAAGATGGAGAGTTAGAAAATGAGTACGAATCTTGGTTGTGAGTTGTGTGACCTACAGTTTCCGAGCGGGTTGTTCGATGACGTTTTGATCGTCGCGGACCCGAAACATGGAACGTATAAGATTTGGTCCTCTGAGTGGCATGCGACTAGAAGCGATAGTGAGTCCAGAGTGCTCGCTGTCCTGCTGCCTGAAATGCTGACGGATGATCAACGAATCATCGGGCAGTGCAATTATCAGTTGCTCGGTTTGTAGTCGATAACCAAAACTCAGGAGTCAAATATGTCTACGCAATTGCCAGTGGATCTCACAGATACTCGATTTGAGATCGGTCGGGTGTTTGAGATCCGTGGATACGGATACCCGATGATCGTGACCGGTATCGACCGAGGTAATCGGGAGTTTTTGTACATCACGCTGATGCCGGCCGTACAGGTTGGAATCGCCTGGAAAACATTCGGAGCCATGGACGTTACGTTCCCAGAGGATATCGCTGAGGCGAATATCGTAAGTCGAGTTTTTTGAAAATATCGCGCCCAGTTCGTTCTTGTTTTGGGCCCATTTGAGTTCAGACGATGTTCAGTAAGCTCTCCTGCCGGGATAGGCTCCGGCTTTTTTTTCTTGTGAGGTGTTTCATGTTGGTCGTAAAGCGTAAGCGTGGTGAAGCGGTTTGGATTGGTCCAACGCGAGTTGTTGTCGAGTCTCTTGGAAACGGAAAGGTTCGTCTGGCGATCGACGCGCCGGCTGGAATGCAGATTCTTCGAGAGGAATTGCTGAACCAAAAAGCCGGTCCGAAGGAGCAACAAGTCGAAGAAAAGACATAAAAGCGGTGTTGTTTTTTTCTGGCTGTGGCGTTGATAGTGTGGGTTTGTTTCTGTTCCTTGTAAGGTGAAGTGAGAACTATGAAGGTTTCAAAAGCGTTTCGGGCTGGTGTTCCTTTGGTCGCTGTGACGACTGGTGATCCAGCGGCAACGATCCGAACGATCAGCGAGCAGTTCGCAGGGTTCGAGGATCCAGTCGGTGTGATTGTTTGGGACGTTGTTCGCGGTGCGAAGTGCAGCAAGGCTGATCAGCGTGCTGTCGATGCCTTGGCCAATCTGCCTCAGCCACCAGATGACTACGCTGGATCGCTGGTCAATTTCCTGTCCGATCTCTGCGAGTTGGCTCGTCGGCAGGTGGTGATCATCTGCAACGCTCACTTATTTCTGGACGATCCGCGTGCGGTTCAGGCCGTTTGGAATCTACGGGATGAGTTCAAGGCGAGCAAGAAATTGCTCGTGCTGCTAGGTGTTGCTAAGTTGCCACCTGAGTTGATCCACGACGTTGTGCAGTTCGACGATCCATTGCCGAGCGTAGATGAGCTATCGAACATCATTCAGAACGTGTGCGAGTGGGGCAAAGCCGAGGCGACCGAAGCGGTATTGGCCGAGGGTGCTACGGCGGCGATCGGTGTCACGGCGTTCTGTGCGGAAAACCTCGCGTGCCTAGCGATGGATAAGAACGGCTTGGAAGTGGACGCACTGTGGGAGTCTAAGCGACGCAAGATCGATCAGACCCCTGGTTTGCGGGTTGTAACTCAGCGCGGCGGTTTCAATTCGATCGGCGGTTGCGATGCGTACAAAACCTTCATGCGTGCGGTGCTGAACGGCAAGTCTAAGCCAAGGGCGATTGTGTTCGTAGACGAAATCGAAAAGTGTCTCGGTGCTGCTGGCTCGGATACGTCCGGTGTCTCGCAAGATCAGCTAGGTCAGTTGTTGTCTTGGATGCAGGATCGCAAGGCGACCGGTACGATCTTGGTCGGTCCTCCAGGAGCAGCCAAGTCAGCGGTGGCGAAAGCTGCTGGCTCCGAGGGTGGAATCCCGACGGTGCAGTTGGATCTCGGAGGGACGAAGGGTTCGCTTGTCGGTCAGTCAGAGGCTCAGATTCGAGAGGCGCTTAAGGTGATCGACGCGATCAGCGGCGGGAACACGCTCTGGATTGCAACGTGCAACAGTCTGACCGAGTTGCCACCAGAACTCAAGCGACGGTTCAAGCTCGGCACTTGGTTCTTCGACCTACCGGATCGAGAAGAACGCAAGGCGATTTGGGATCTGTACGCCAAGAAGTACAACCACACGGATGCTGCTGAGATCGCTCGACTGCTGGACAACGAGTGGACCGGTGCTGAGATCGAATCCTGCTGTGAGATCGCTGATTCGCTGTGTATCAGCCTCACGGACGCATCGGCCTACATCGTACCGGTCGCAAAGCAGGCACCAGAGGCAATCGCTAAGCTACGCAACGGTGCTGAGGGTCGATTCCTGTCGGCAAGTGTTCCTGGACCGTACACAAGGCAGAAACAACTTGCTGTAAGATCGCTCGAGTAGTGATGGTTTTCTGGTTCGGTGGCGTTAAATAAGCAGTGGTGGTTTTTTTCCAAGGAGATTTGAAATGAGTATTGGTCAGCGGTTATCGAGTCAAATGAGTGGTTGTCGGTTAGAGGTTACAGGGTTTTCATCGCGGAAGAAATTCACCGATTCGCAGCGCGTGCGAATGGCTGAGTTCTTCAACAGCGATGTGAAATCGGTGTCAGGTGGTCGCGAGATCCTGAACAAGAAGATTCCAGAGGTTCGGCAAGTGTACGCGGTACTCCGATCGGCTCGCTGTTTGTGGCAAGAGTGGACGGTAAAGTACGAGGACGGGACAAGACTTATCAAGACCGATCAGATCGAATGGATGAACAGTCAGATCGCAGCGTTCCAGGCCAAGCTACAAGAGGCAAAGGACGCTCTGTGGGCGAATTGGGATCTGGTAAAGGAGGATGCTCGGCAACGGCTAGCAGAGTTGTTCGTCGAGGGTGACTACAACTTCGATGTACGTCAGGTCGTTTGGCTGACGATCTCGTACCCGTCGGTTCAGCCTGATCCAAAGTTGCAGAATCTCGGCAAGGAGTTGTTCGAGAAGGAGATGGCGAAGTTCGCGCTCAAGTTCGAGGAGGCTGCAAAGAATGCCGAGACTGCGTTGCGAGACGAGTTCGCTTCAATGATCGCTGGTGTAGCGGAGCGTCTTGCAGAGGGAGAATCCGAGGACGGGAAGAAACGAGTTCTGCAACAGCGTGCGGTTGATAATATCGTGGAGTTCGCTCAGCGTTTCAAGGCTTTGTCGGTCGGTGACGATGCTGAGCTTGACGCTCTGGTTCGCAAGGCAGAACAGCTTGCGGTCGGGCTTGATACCAAGGCGATGAAGTCTGATACGACGCAACGTGCGGCGATGCGTGACGCGTTCTCTGGTCTGCGTACTGCGATCGATTCCCATATCGTCAAAGCTGCAGAGCGAGAAATCGAATTCGAGTAGTGTTGTTTTTTTCAGTCGGTGGCGTTAATTGCTTGGAAACGTTTCCAAGATTCTAGGAGGTTCAGGTGTCACACATAGCAACAGTTGAGATCGAGTTTCGGGACATGGACGCGCTTGCCAAGGCGTGTCAGCGGTGCGGTGTTGAGTTGCGTACCGAGCAGAAAACGTTCCGGTGGTACAACGACAAGGTGGATGCGTGCGATGCGGCGATCGTGCATCCGAGCAAGTTTGCTTTCGAGGTCGGAGTTCATAAGACCGAAACTGGTTTTCGGCTGTCGTATGATCCGCACAATCGCGGCAAGAAGTACGGTTCGCACACTGGTCCTGGTATGCAGGATGCGATCGCGTTCGAGGACGATATTCGAGGGGTCGGTAAGTTGCAGCAGGCGTATGCTGTCGAGGTTGCTCGCAAGCAGGCGAAGCGTCAAGGGTTCTCTGTGCGTGAGCAGGTTCAGGCCGACGGTCGTATCAAACTAACAATGTCGAGGTAATCATGGAGTCGATCGAGGTAATCGTTGACAAGGCTGGCAAGGTGACAGTCGAGGTCAACGGCTGTGCTGGTTCGAGTTGTTCGTCACTGACCGAGGGGATCGAGAAGGCTCTTGGTCGTACAGTGTCAGATGACAAAAAGCAGGAGTATTTCAAGCAGGCTGTCGATGCCAAGGTGCGTCGATGAGTGACGAGCCAGTATTGCCTGTTAGCCTAAATGGATGCACATACCTTTATGACGATGGCCATAAATCAGAATCGATCGAGATTCTTTTGGTTGTTAAGCTGCCAGTTAAATCGAGCTTGTTGGTCGGTCTATGTGATGTACTGACAAAGCAATTCGGCAAAAACGTATTCATGCGTCAGCAAGGTCAGTTCATGGAATTTTACAAAATGTTGAAAGGTGGTGAGTAATGAGCATTGAGGGAATACCAGCGGGATGGGAGTTGGTTAGGTTCGACTATGCGAACAAGGGAGAATCATTTCTAAATGGTACTGGGGAAATTATTCTCCATATCTACGACACGCCGACACCACGCATGCGGCTTATCATTCGCAAGATCGAGAAGCCAAAGCGATACCGACAGTTTGCGAGTGCTGCGGAGGCTGATTGTATGTGGAATGAGGTGTTGAAACTCGCGTATCCTGCGGCAGGGAGCGAGGATTCTAGGTATAGAATCAACTCAATAACCAGGGACGGAGCCACGATTGCCTTGCAGTTTTTTGACTACAGAAAAGCATTTGAAATGTTTGTTTGCATCGACGGAACCCCATTCGGCGTGGAGGTGACGGAATGAAATCACACGGACCATTCGATTACTGCTTGGCGTGGATTCTGGCGGTGTTTATTGCATTTGCGATTGTATACCCGTTTTACTACGAATCTTAACGCATTCCACCCGAACCATTCGACCAGCAACTTGAGTCGATCGATGGCATGACCTACGAAGGGCCAAGGTCGTCTGAGTGGGTCAGCGTGCGAAATGAGTTTGTTCGATTGCATCCAAGGTGCGAGGCTTGCGGTAGTGGTTACGATCTCAACGTCCACCATGTCGAGCCGTTCCATCTGCGGCCAGACCTGGAGCTTGAGCCGTCCAACCTGATTACCCTTTGCCGTGAACATCATTTCCGCATCGGACATGATCCAGACGGGCCGTGGAAACCACAAAAGCCGAGTTGGTCGTATTGGAATCCAAAAGTTCGAGAGCACGCTGCAATCATTCGAAAGAATAGACGATGATTGAGTTTCACGATAAGCCACCGGAGGGGATGCGGTATTTCTACATCCATCTGCATCGACCGATGAGCGATTCGTGCCTGACGTTGGTCGCGGCGACTACGGCAGACCCACCAAAAAAAGCAATCAAGCAACTTTTGCAAATCAAGTTCCCTGGGTGGGTTTTCCAGCTAAAGGAAACGAACCAAAGGATCTTCGAGGATAGATGCTTCGAAACTAACCGGTTGCAGTCGGTGGATTGGGATCGACCTGTCGAGGGCAGTATGCTCACGAGGATGCGACTGATGAAAGGAAATTTTTTCGATCCGGCGTGGTTTTAACGATTCGGTGGCGTTGATAGGGTGGAGGTAAACATGGAAATCACGTTGCTAGTCGGTTCACAAGTGCATGCGATCTACTCGGATGACGCTGCGGAAATGCTTGAGTTGGTTGGAAACGTTTCCATCGCCAGGGCTTCGCATGTCGAGCCGGCTCAAGGTGGCTGGTCGGCAGATATGAGTCCTGTCGGCGGTCCTATTCTTGGTCCGTTCGATCGTCGCGGTGCTGCGATCGATGCGGAAATTGCTTGGCTTAAAGAAAATCGAGGGTTGTAATGTTTAAGAATGGTCAGGTTCACATCGGAGAGTTGATCGAGTCGTATCACTCACGGCCAGAGATTTCGGCATCGATGGTCAAATCGTTTCTGAGTTCTCCGGAAATGTTTCATTGGGAAAACATTCTCAAGCGACGTAGGGAGGCGACCGAATCGATGGACTTCGGTACCGTTGTCCACGAGGATCAACTGCTTGGCGTTTGGGAGCAATCGTGGGAAGTGATTCCGAAGGAGGTTCTGACGAGCAACGGCGCTCGGCGTGGTGCTGCGTGGGAAGCGTACAAACGAGAAAAGGCTGGCAAGATCCTGCTCAAAGAGGATCAGGTTCAGAAGCTAGAGTACATTCGCCAGTCGATCGCTGGTCATCCGTTGGCGGTCGAGTTGCTGTCCGAGCAGGGGATGTCTGAATTGACGATCACTGCTGAGGCTCCGCTTTCGGACGGATCGACTCAGATGGTTCGAGGACGGATCGACCGATTGACTTCGAATGTGATCGATTTCAAAACGATCTCGGATATGCAAGATCGGACGATCACCTACAGGCCGTTTGACCATCGGTGGGATATCCAGGCTGTGATGTATCAGTTGCTCGTGCAGGCGGTGCGCGGCGGGACGGTTCCTGATGTATACTTCATCGTGGTAGAAACGACGATGCCGTATCGTTGTGAGGTGTTTAGGCCAAGGCACGAGACGCTAGCGGCTGCTGCAATTCTGTTGCAAGACTCGATCGAGGCGATCGTTGAGCGAACGAAAAGCGGCAACTGGCATCGCGATGGCTGGCCGGAAGTTTACGAGTTCTAGGAGATTGACTGTGCTTAGTTTCGAGAAAAAACTGCGGGAAGAAGTTGAGGCTGCTGTCGAGGATATCAAGGCTTCGACGCGGAAGCGACCGATGGCGGCTGGATCCAAATTCTTCGATATCGTTCTGCGTGTTGTAAAGCAGATCGGAGTCGAGAAGTTGGCCGAGCTTGACCGCGTGACGGTCTTGGAGGTGGTCGGCAAGGTGTACGACGAGTACATATCGAAGATCGACCTGCCTGGAGAGTACGACGAGGTGTTTCATGCGTTGATCAAACAAGCGTCGCTCGCGGCGATTGGGATCGCGTTCGACAAGTTTGTGGCTAAGTAGCAGGTCGCGTGACCTGTGTGTTTGTTAGTTCTGTTTAGGAGGTGTCTCGATGAAGGGACTGATGTTTGTTTTGGCGTTCGCTCTTGGTTCTTCTGTAGCGTTCGCTCAGGATTGCAAGGATGGTGTTTGCAGGAGTCCATCGGATCGCGTTGTGCGTGTGGTGCAGGCTGCTGTCGAGGTTCCTGTCCGTGTGGCAGAGACGGTGATTTGCCAAACTCAAGAGTTGCGTCAGGTGGTCTGTGCAAACGGTCTTGCTCAATGGAAAGCGGAACGGCAGGCGGCTGACGGTGTACTGCGTCACGTTGGTGGCGGCTTCGGTGGTGGTCACGCTGAGGGAGTTGGGTTCTCTACGAGTTCACCGCAAGCTGCGATTCAAGCGTGCTGCTATTGGGGGAGGCGACCGGTCAGAGAGATCGGTGTTGCTCGCGGTAGACGAGGCTGGTACGCAACGGTGATCTACGAGTGATCCATGCTCGGTAGTCAGAGGGAGAGGACTGGCTATTGAACGCGTGTACGGTGCAATTGCACGCCGGATAAACGTAACCGGCAAATGCTCCGAAAGTGATTGCGGTGGAACACTGAGTGCTGAGGGCGAGCATCTCAGAGGCGTAGGTTCGAATCCTACTCGGAGCTTTGGATCGTCGGGCATGGCGCACCATGCAAGCATCGACCATCAGGTTCGGTCGAATCGTTTTACTCAGTCTGGTCGTTAATCCGGAACGATCCTTTTTCTTATTGGAATTCAAATCGCTATGAATAAGACCTGTCGAACGTGTCGCAAGGTGTACGAAATCGGGAAGATGGTTTGCGACGAGTATCGCCATTGGCAATGCGAGCGATGTGCCAAAAATACATCGGAGCGCGGATCTCGGTACAACCGGCGAGAAATGTCTCGGTGCAAAAATTGCGGTGCTAAGATTTTCATGGAGCCTTGTGTCGCGTGCGACGTAAATTCTGCGAGGAAAAGGAAAAATGCTGTTTGAGTCACCGGTCGGTGGCGTTGTATGAGTGGCTTTTCAAAGAAAGGAAAACAAGCCATGTTGAAGTCTGATTCGATCGAGTTGCTTGCTGTTGCGTTGGCGAAGTTTCACGCGGCGTGTCCGAAGATCGTGAAGGATACCAGGAACGATTATTTCAAGTCGCGGTATGCGGATCTCGGAACGATCCTCGGTATCGTCAATCCGATCCTCGCAGCGAATGATTTGTCTGTGGTTCAGTTGGTCAGCGGCGAGAATGAACTGACGACGATGCTGGTCCACAAGTCCGGTCAGTACATCGGTGCGGTTTCTGTGATGCGACCGATCGAGGCTGTAGTGCGACGCGATCAAAACAAAAACGATATCCTCGGCGTGACTCCGCAGGCTCTTGGTTCTGCGATCACCTATCAACGTCGGTACGCAGTTGCAGCGATTCTGTCGCTGTGTATCGACGACGACGACGACGGGAACGCTGCCTCGGCAACTGGTCGTAAGCCAGAGGATCGACCTGTCGAACGGCAGGCATCGAAACCTGAAACCAAGCCTGCGGAAACCAAGCCGGTCGAGAAGTTATCTGACGATCGTATCAACGAGATCATGACCAAGATCCTCGCTGGTACCGAAGGCGAGATGGGCAAGATGGAATCGGCGTTGTCGAACCTCGGAGTTCAAGGCGCGATCACTCAAGAGACTTGGGCGACGCTTTCCTCGGCGCTGCTGTATCGATGGTACGAAGTATCCTCAACACCTGCGGCACTCGGTGTGGTTGCAAACAAGGTGGTCGGATATCGGTCGAAGGGGCTGGTGTCTGACGAGCAATTCGAGGTCTTGAAGAAGCAATTTGCTGACAGGACTGCGGCATTGAAAGGCTAGCATGGAACGAAACGTGAAGAACGATTACGAGGTCATCGTGGAGCTTGCTGGTAGGGCAATGGCGGCGATGATCTCGATCGATCCTGACCAAGAGTGGTCAATGGGCGAGATCGCTGAAATGGCGGTCGATCAGGCTTTGGCTGTACACAACGAACTAAAAAGGCGAAAAGATGAGCGGAAAAAAACGAACGGTGGCGACGGGACTTCTGAGGCTCGACCAGCGGTTGCAATGCCGAGAGCAGGTTCCGGAATCGATCATAAAGGAATACGAGGACGGTTGGAAAAGTAAGGTTCCGTTTCCACCGATCAGCGCGGTACAGGTCGATGGCGAGTTGTATGTGACCGATGGATTCTGTCGCGTTATGGCTGCACAGAACGTCGGCAAATCACGCGTTGAGGCAGTTGTGACTGTCGGCACCTGGAAGGATGCGATGCGTGCTGCGTGCGGTGCGAACGCTTCACACGGCCTGAGAAGGACCAATGCGGATAAGCGCAAGGCGACCGAGATCGCATTGAGGGAGTTCCCTGACGAAACGATCCGAGCGATTGCCGAGATGGTCGGCGTGTCTCACACCTATGTCCAGAACCTACGGAGTCCGAAGGAAGCTGAGCCTGTAGCGGTCGAGCCTGTTAAAAAACCATCTGCGAAAAAACCTGCTGCCGAAGAATCTATCGATGTTATTTCTACCCCTGGGTGGCGTTGTAGTGATTGCCACGGTACCGAGCAACGACTCACGGACGGTGGCTATGTTTGCCGAGCATGTTTGCTTCCGGTCGGTGAATCTTCGGTTGATGAATCCGAGGAAGATTCAGAGGATGCCGAGTCTGAAAACGAGCCGGAAGTTTTGGAAACGTTTCCAGACCCGATCCCTGAAAAGATGGCAAAGGTACACGCTGACTGGGGTCGCTTCCTGCGGTCTGCGATCGCTGCGAAGTGCGACCGCGTGTTGGCAAAAGAGATTGAGTCGATCACTAACAAGCTAAAGGGTCTGAAATGACAAACTGGCCTCACCAGGATCGAGCGAAAGAAAGAATCCGCGAGGCTCGCGTGCGTGGTGTTGGATCTGTGATCGCGGCGGCACCTTGCGGTGCTGGCAAGTCGCGTGTGATGTCTCAGTTGGCCGAGGAGGAGGTCGCTGCTGGTGGTCAGGTGCGAATCTATCTGCACCGAACGATGCTCAAGGAACAATTGTCAGCGGCGTTCACTAAGGCTGGAATCGACCACGGTGTAATGGCTGCGGGTCACGAGTACGACGAAACCAAGCCGATTCAGATTTGCATGACCGACTCGGTGTTCGCGCGAGCAATCCGACGATCAAGGTGGGATCTCGGAAACCCATCGCTGGTGATCTTCGACGAGGCTCACTTGCAGACGGGTAACAAAGCGATTTCGATCGTTCAGGGTGGAGCTACTGACAACGGTGCTACTTGGGACGGTCACCTGAAACGCGGCGCGTTCATTCTTGGTCTGTCTGCTACGCCGGTCAATTGCGGTGAAATCTATCAGGAGCTAATCGACTTCGGAACGTACTCCGAGATGCGAAAGGTTCGCGCTCACTTGCCGGTCAGGGTGTACTCGCCTAGCGAGATCGACTGTACAGGCTTGAATCTAAATTCGGACAACGAGTTTAGTTCGCAACAGCTTGAACCACGAGCGTACAAGATTTTTGGTGATGCGTTTGCAAATTGGCGGCGTTTGAATCCTGACAGCAAGCCGACAATTCTGTTTGCTCCATCGGTTCCTGCCTCGCGTTGGTTCGCTGAGGAATGGGCCAAGTTCGGGGTTCCGGTGGCTCATATCGACGGTGAGACTTGCCTGCTACCGCATCGGAGTTCGACTGGCTCGATCGTTCTTGAAACCTACGACACGACTCCGGAGACTAGAGCGACGATCATGGAAATGTCGAGGACTGGTGAAATCAAGGTCGTGATGAACAGGTTCGTTCTTCGAGAGGCGATCGATATGCCTTGGCTGTACCACGGCATCGCGGCGACGGTGTTCGGTGGGATCGCAACGTACTTGCAATCGGTGGGTCGGATTCAGAGATACTTTCCAGAGTACGAGTACAAAATCTGGCAATGCCACGGCGGGTCGTATTGGCGGCATGGATCTCCTAATGTGGATCGAGACTGGACGCTAGGGTGTACGAACAAGTCGATCGCGCAGGGTAGGGCGCGTGCGGTATCGAGGGCTGAGAAACCTCAAGACATTGAGGGGATCTGCTGTCCTAAATGTTCTGTTTGGCGGCAGTACGGCAACCGCTGTCCTGGTTGCGGTCACACGCACGCTCAGAGTGTTCGCAAGGTTCACATGGTATCTGGCGACCTGAAATTGATGCGAGGTCTGGTTCACAAGGCGAAGAAGAAAACCAAGCAGAAGTCAGCTAGTCAGCTATGGGTGTCGGTCTTGTACCAGATGGCTCGAAGCGGCAAGCCTGTATCGAGCGCGGTTTCGGTTTGGCAATCGCGTTGTCAGAAGGAGGGCGTTTGGGCGAACACGGCTGAACTACGATTCCCACCGCCTGAGCGACATTCGCAGGAATGGCATAGGTTGGTTTCTGATGTTTACCCGTGGACGGGAGCAGTGAGGAAGTAATGTTTAAGATCAATGATAGAGTTCGGCTCAAGCACGACAGCAAGGAAAACCCGTCGCTGACGGTGCGCTCCGAGGTTGGAGGTCAACGATTCCTGTGCATAAGCGATTGTGGTCAGCGGATGGTTTGGGCTATGGAATACGAACTTGAACTGGTTGAGCGTAACGCGGATCTAAAGCAAGCGATCCGCGAAGTATTGCTTAGCAAGGAGTTCTTAAAGGCGTTCGCTGCGGCGTGGCAGAAAACACCGCTGGTTTACACTGAGGAAATAAACACTAGGCCAACATACACGAACGGAGAAATCGTTTAATGACCGACGCGATTAACCCTGACCACTACAAACGACTACCAGTCAAAGCGATCGAGATCATCGAGTCGGCAATTGAAGGAGCACATGAACCTCCCGATGGTTGGCGATGGCTTGAAGTTGGCGAAGTCATTCGCAAGGGGGATCAAGGATTTGAGAATTCCTTGTTTCATGCGATCGATTCCCTGATCGGCATGGAGTTGCAAGCACACTGGCGACCTATCATCCGTCGCAACCGCTTTGAGGTTGGCGAAAAGGTGGTGCATGTACACGGGGTTGAACCATGCGAGATAGTAGGTTTTGACCGCGAAAATGACAAGTATTGGATAACCACTAACGGAAGCGAGTACGCTTACGGTTCTGAGTGGCTCGCCCCCTACATCGAGGATGCAAAGTGAGTTGGATCGAGTTCGCATCGTTCAAGCAGATGGGATGGTGGTTGCTCAACAGCGATCAGGGCAATCGGTTCCTGTCCTGGTTCTTCCGTAAGCATTGGAAATTGATTCTTTCAAGCGAAGCAGGCTCGGCTGCTTATGAGTACATTCGATCTCGAATCATTGAGGAAGAAAAAGACACGCTTGAGACTCACCGGATCGTTATTGAAAGGTTCTCGGACGGATATCTAAAAGTGTATGCGAAAAAAGGCGACGTTGTTTTTATTCATCGGCTCGACGTTAATGGTGATCGAGCGTTGATCCTTGAGGAACAGTTGGCGAGGTTGAATTGTCCGAAACGAGCGTTAGAGGTGTACGATGGAAAGGTGCTGGCAACAGATTTTTATGACGGGCGAACCGTGGAGCAGGAGGTCGCAAGGCGAGCACGAATCCAGCTTGCGAGTACAATCAGCGGTCGAAAGGATTCTGCGAAGGATCGAAGCGACAGCAAACATCGAACTGGTGATAACGGCACTGGAGGTGATCGAATATGCGGACCGACCGGAGACGCTGCATGAGATCGTCAAAGGATGGGAAGGAACAACGGGAGAAATGTTGCTCGGAGAACTGCTGCAAGCCGTGGGAGATGGAGGGCTACAACCCAAAGGCTGAGTACGAGGGTATGCGGTCGTTATTCGCTCACTGTTGGGCCTGCGGCGCGTCTCGAAAGCCTCAAGGGTATTTCGGTCCCTGGTTGATCGAGCGTGCTCATATCGCAAATAAACCGCGCAGGGAGGATCGGCGGCTTGTGGTGATGATTTGCACGATCTGCCACAAGGCAAGTCACGGCGAACGGATAGCTGGATTTCTGCGACCAAAGCTGTCGGCTGGTCAAATGCTGGATATCAAAGCAGCTTGCGATCCTGAGTGGTACGATCCTGAGTTCGTCGGCAGGCATTCGGTTCGGATCTTGGAGTGCGAGCCGATCGATGAGTTTTACCTGAGCGAAAGGATCAAAAATCGTGGTGGTTGACCTACCTTGGCCGAAGGGAATCACGGCACACAACAACGGGAATTGGCGTTCTAAATCCGGTGTGGTATCTGACCTGCGGCTGATTGCCAAGATGATCACGCTAGACGCGATGGCGCGTGGACAGGAAGCGGTTCGAGGGGAGCATGTGATAAACTACCGGTTCTTTGTTCCTGATCGCAAGCGGCGCGATAGGGCGAATATGGTGCAGGTCTGCAAGGCGTTCATCGATGGGCTGGCAGATGCCGGCGCGATTGACGGAGATCATTGGGAAATCAGTTGGATTGGCTCGGTGGAGGTTGAGATTCGCAAAGGGAATCCTGGGGTTAGGCTGGAAATTTTGTCGAAAAAATAAGATATTGCGATTTTTTTGTGACCAGTTTTTTGATAAACTTGGCCCAAGTCATTAGTGACAATTTGTATGCCGGTTTCCGGTTGTTTCTGTTTCTGCGAGGTATTTCATGTTGGAATCTGTTTCAAGTATGTCCGGTTATGTTTCTCGGGTTATTTACGATGTTCGATCGAAACTCGATATCGACGATGTTTTACAGTCAGCAGCGCTCGATATATTGCAAAACCCGAATAAAACTCTTACGAAAACCAAGGTCGCTTGGTGTGCAAAATCCTCGCGTCATAAAGCGTGGAGAGATGCAAGACGAGATCACGATCGTTTGCTGTCAGGCGAGAACCCTAACCAGGAAGTTCACTCCGATCCGCTTGCGTTGCTAGTCAAGTCAGAAGAGATCGAGACTCTTAATCGTGCGATACAGATGCTCGACGACGATACTCGATTGGCTATTAAACTGCGTTTTTACGAAAACCAATCGCTCGACGAAATCGCTTCTGCTCTCGGAGTGTCTGGTTCGACAGTCACTCGAATGATTCGCAAGGGTCTTGTGATGCTCAAGGAGGTGATCTGTGAGTAATGCGACCGGCGATTGTTATGAGGCTGCTGCGAATCTGTTTCTGATGATGTGCGAGTACGGCCGTAACGAGGAGAACGTGCAAAACCTACGGCTCGTACATGCGGAAGTCGAGGGCCAAGGGCCTGTCGAGGGAGTCAGGTTCGGTCACGCGTTCGTGCTCCTCGTAGACGAGGATAGGGTCTTAGATTTCTCGAACGGTGGCAAAGTATTTATGTCTCGTGATAAATACTACCGACTCGGACGGATCGACGAGATCAATAACGTCAAAGAGTACAACTTTGACGAGGCGTATAGGTTCCTCGTAGAGTGTGAAACGTACGGACCCTGGGATCTCGTAACATCGACAGGCCTATAATGAGCAAGGAGTTCGAACTGTATTCGGAACGAAAAGCGATTTGCATGGAATCCGGTCTGACGGAACGTGAGGCTGTGCAGATCGCATGGGATCAGGTGCGTGAGTTGCTAGTCGGAAAGCCGATGATTTGGGAGATTCAAAAGGATCTGAATACGCACAAAATTCAATCAGGCAGATAAAATCCGGCCTGTCACGATCGAGCGATACACCGCTATACTGGAAACGTTTCCATTCCAGGTCTTCAAAAACGGTGCAGAAATGGCAAAAAACAAGCCGAACAAGTGGACGAGTCGGATCGTCGGTCACGATAAGGTCAGGGCTGATCAGTTATTGGCGAACCCGGGAAACCATCGAAAGCACCCTCAGAAGCAGCGCGAGGTGGTAGCAGCCTCGATCGAGGAGCTTGGGTTTTGCAAGTCGGTGATCGTAAATCGCCGGACAGGTCATATCGTCGATGGTCACGAGCGAGTGATGCAGGCTCTTGGAGTCTCGGACGATACGATGGTTGATGTCGAGTACGTTGATCTTTCGGAGTCAGATGAACGTAAACTGCTGCTGATTCTCGATGCGTCTACGGGTTTGGCAGAAGTCGATACGAACCAACTCGACGAGTTGATTAAGACCGTCGATACGAACAGCAAGGAGCTTACTCAGTGGTTCGACGAGCTTTCGCAGTCAGCCCATCTCGAAGACGAGGACGAGAACAAGGAGATCTATACTCGGAAGATCGAAGCGCCGATCTATCGTCCGAGAGGAGAAAAACCGAAAATCTCGGATCTCTACGCAGACGAAAGATATCGGAGTCTAGTAGAAAAAATAGACGCTGCGAAAATACCAGAAGCTGAAAAGGCTTTTCTCAAAGTCGCAGCGACTCGTCACGTAGTTTTCAACTACGAGAACATCGCGGAGTTTTACGCACACTCGTCTGCTGAGGCTCAGCGGCTGATGGAGGACTCGGCGCTTGTGGTAATCGACTACGATCGCGCGGTCGAGTTGGGATACGTCGAACTGAGCAAGCAGCTATCTGAACTTTTTGAAAGTGAGCACACCGATGAGGAGTGATTTCTGCATTTTTATCATCTCTCACGGACGAGCAGGCCAGATGAAAACGATCGGCACACTCGAACGTGGGAACTACACAGGACCGTATTTCGTCGTAATCGACAACGAGGATAAGACTCGCGAGGAGTACGAAAAGCAGTTCGGTGATCGCGTCGTTATGTTCGACAAGAAAAAATACGCTGATCAGACCGACGAGGGAAACAACTTCGACGATCGCCGCACGACGACTCATGCACGAAACGCATGCTTCGATCTAGCTGAGAAGTTGGGATACAGGTACTTTCTCGTACTCGATGACGATTACACCGCGTTCTCGTATCGAACAAATTCGAAGCAGCAGTATCCTCGCTTCATCAAGATGGTGCGAAAACTCGATCGCTTATTTGAAATCGTCTTGCAGTTTTACGAATCAACTCCTGCTGACTGTATCGCGCTGGCTCAGGGTGGGGATTTCATCGGCGGGGGGTTCTCGTCCTCGAATCACTACGTCAACGGTAGGATCAAAAGAAAAGTAATGAATTCTTTTTTTTGCTGTACTGATAGGAGATTCCAGTTCGTGTCGCAGCTTAACGAGGACGTAAACACCTACGTCGCACTCGGAAAGATTGGGTATCTGTTTATGACGATACCGCTTGCGTCGTTGAATCAAGCTCAGACTCAGTCGCTAGCGTCCGGAATGACGGATGCGTATCTAAAGTACGGAACGTATGTGAAAAGTTTCTATACGGTGATGTACAATCCCGCAGCTTGTAAGATTAGCACGATCGGTCACGCGGCACTTCGCATCCACCATCAAGTGAACTGGCTGTACGCTGTACCGCAGATCGTTTCAGAAAGTTTGCGGAAATAGAATCCGTACTGGTATAATCCAGGACAGACAACGAACAACGTCTCTGAAAGGGACCACAAAAGAATGACGAAGCGAGCCGGAAAGAAAAAGTCACCGGGCAAGCAAACGAAGGCCAATGGCCGATCACTTGCACCGAGAGCGACAGGCGAAGCGAAGGAACCAGATTCGTTTTTCTGGCCTGAGCTTACAGAAGCACGTAAGACTGAGGCGATCTCAGCAGGTAGGGGAGATGCGTTCAAGCGATTCGAGGAAGCTAGGCTTGAGATCCGAGCCATCAAAGAACGCTGGCCGATTCCAGCAGCACTCCGAGAGAGAATGATTTTTGAGAACGCCAGGATCGTTATTGACGCTAAAGCCGAACCGAAGCAAAAGCTACTCGCAAGCCGGATACTGCTAGCGATGGATCAGGCGAATCACAAGCCGAAGGATCTTCCGGATCAGATAATCGGAAACCAGCATATTACCGTCACTCAGGTATTGCAGTTAATTGAATCTGGTGGCGAGATGAGCGACGATGATCTTGACCTAAGAGATTTCAAAGCGATACCAGGATCATCTGATGACTACGCCTGATGCGATAGAGTCGATTAGGCCGTCCTGGGTTCGAAAACGTGATGCTGCTGAGGTGTATCAAGACTCAATGGCGATGCGATCTCCTCTGCTCATGGCAGAGCGATTCTCTGGTGGTGACTGGAAGCGAGCACGTCATCTTGCGGTTATCGACTTCGAGTTTAGGAATCTACTGCGGGATCCAGAACTGGACTGCTTAATCATCAAATGTCCGGTTCGTCATGGTAAGTCTCAATATCTTGCAAGATGGGCTCCGGCTTGGTTTATGCTCAGGAATCCGTCGAAGCGAGTGATGCTTTGCACTAATACGAGTACGCTTGCAAATAGCCACTCGCGATGGGTACGAGATAAGGTTCATGAACTGTCTGCGATGATGGGAATTCGAGGCATCGATCCAAAAAAATCAGCGGTGCGAAATTGGGGGTTCGAGGACAATATCGGTGAGTGCTTAGCGGCAGGCGTAGCAACGTCTATCGTCGGTTTCGGTGCGGATCTCCTCGTCATTGATGATTACCTCAAGGATGCAAAATCAGCGTACAGCCTGCGAATTCGAGACGATCAATGGGACTGGTTCGTTTCAACAAGTTCGACCCGCCTCGAACCCGGGGGAAAGATCATCCTGCTGTGTACTCAGTGGCACGAGGACGATCTGATCGGCCGTATCGAGAAGCGGAAATCAGAACTAGACATTCGAGTCAGGTCGATTACGCTCCAAGCTCTGCGAGAGGAGAACGGAGTAAAAGACCCGCTGTGTCGCTCCGAGGGAGAAGCATTGTGGCCTGAGCGTTGGCCGGCTGATGTGATGCAGCGCCGGAAGCGTCAGGCCGGTCACTGGTGGAGTTCTATCTACCAGGGCAGTCCGAAGGGATCATCAATGTCGAATTGGCCGGATTCGTATTTCTCGAATATCTGGGCCCAAGACGAAGAATTCCCGAACCCGTCAGATTGTTTGATCTCGGCATCGTTTCTGGATCCGTCGAAAGGTAAAAACGCTCGCAAAGGTGACTATCAGGCGATGGTCTGGATCGGATATCGAGACGGTTTGTTTTTTGTTGATTCTCATATCGACCGTATGCCGGTTCCGAAAATGATCCGGCATTATGTGGAATGGAACCGATCTCGAAAAACTGCCTTTGTTGGTCTCGAATCAAACGCGTGGCAGGATCTACTCGCAGACGACTACTGGCAAGTGTGCCAGGAGATCGGCTATAACGCTGATTCTCCGATGCTCGTGAACCAGACGGTGAATAAACACGTTCGGATAGAAAGGCTCGGCAAATGGCTCGATGGTCGGCTGTTGCGGTTTCGGAAGTCCGCTTCGAATGAACTGCTGCTGAGCCAACTAAAGGAATTCCCGTACGGTCAGCATGACGACGGTCCCGACTCCCTGGAATCAGCTATCGCGTTGCTTTGTAGGTGCGTAGATGCGCTACACGGATTGCACGAAGTTACGGAATCTCCTGCCGCTATTTGATCTCGGTGGCGTTGAATACGTGGTTCCTTATACGTTTCAACGGAGTCAGTACGATGCAGGTGTTTCTACCCTATTTCAATCTTTCGGAGTCGATACGCTGTCTTGATAAATCTCGCATGGGTAATCAGGTTTGGAGAGAAGCGAAAACGCTGATCAACGGCGGCTGGAAAAATCATCCGGCTGCAAAAATGTGGGCTGATTACAAACCGGCACTTGCCGAGTATTGCCTTTACGGTCTTGAGGAGTTGTTCAGGCGAGGCTGGATTCGTCCGGAAAAGGTCGCTCCGCTTGAGGAGTATTTCTACGGAATCATCGAGCGATACGGTGCTGTTGAGTTGCCTTGGTGGATGACTGACCGAGAACATTTCGATCGAGTCGTCGAATCTCACCGACTGAATTTGCTTTTCAAGGATCCGGTTTACTACTCGGCGTTCGGTTGGGGTTCGGTACCAACTTCCAAGCCGGATTACTACTGGCCGGTCAAAAGCAGAAAATTAGCAGTGTCTAGTTTTTAGACTTGTGATGGTTTGCGAGCTTGGAAGCGTTGTAATTGTGTACGGTTTTTCCTATTTCAAAACGAGGTGTTCTGTGTCTGAGATTGTTCCAGGCGTTCCGATGCCGGTGTCGGACGAAAAGATCGGTGAATTAAAAGCGGCGTTTTCGAAGTTGTCGGCTGAGACTTCCGATGGGTACAAGGAGGTCAAAAAGGCGATCCAGGTCTGCGTCAAGACTCGAACGGCGATCGACGGGAAGCGGCAGGAGCTAAACGAGGAGGCGTTGCGTTGGCAGCGTATCGTCAATGCTGAGGCGAAGCGACTGACAGCCTTGGTCGAGGAGATCGAGAATCCTCTGCGATCCAAGAAACAGGCGGTCGATGATGAGGCTGCAAAACGCAAAAAGGAGCTTGAGGAAAAGCATCGTGCGTTTGTACAGGGCAGGCTTGACGAGTTTGTGAGGCGAACTGGCAGGTCTTGTCAGTACGATCTAGCAGAATCGATGCAAGATGATGAGTGGGCAATGTTCGTTGAGCTTGGTGAAAAAGAAGCAAAGCGACTAGCTGAGGCTGAGGCTGAACGAAAGTTAGCGGATGAGCGAGAGCGACGCAAGCTAGCGGAAGCAGTCGAGCGTGAGCGTGCCGAGAATCAGCGTTTGCAGGCCGAGCTTGACGCGATGCGCAAGGAGAAAGCTGACCGAGAACAAGCCGAGCGTGAACGTTCGGAAGCGATCGAGCAAGAGCGTATTGCCGAGGAGAATCGCAAACAGGCAGAACAGACTCAGGTTGAATGGGAAGCTGCTTGTGAAACGATCGAGGCCGATCGAGAAAAGTTCGAGTTGTGTTTCGATGATGCGTTGGTCGCTCTTGGAAAGATTGATCGAGTCGCATACAGAACAGCGATCGGTTCGTACTTGGATTCAGCGATCCAAGCGGTCTGCGATGCTCAGGACAAACTGACAGAATTCAAGGGAGAGTGAAATGCTTAGGAAGTTGGCGACGTTTCAAAGAACAACCCCTCGCGAGTCGTTCGGCTCATGGGTAATCGAGTTTCAGGTTGCTGATGCTTACGAACATGGGATCGGCTGGAGAATGATATCGTTCGGCGTGTTCAAGGTGGTCGAGCGTGCTGGTGAGGGTGAGCGATGGTTTCGTCCGTCGTACATCAAGGGATTTCGGAGGTGTTATTGGATCTGGTTTCCGATCTCGAAAGCGTAGGTTTGATATGGAATCATGGATTTTGTTGACGCTGCTTGTCTGTGGCGTGGTAGTTCTAGCGTTTACTTGAGGTGATTTATGGCATGGGAATACTTCGACGTTAATGGATCGTTCTGGTCAACTGGTACGGCAAAATTGAAGCTGGACGCGTCGCTCGGATATATCAATCGCGATACCGAGGTCGTATCGACAACGACCGGCAAGCGTGGTCCAGCAGGCGAGATCAAGGGGTTGGTTTTTCCAGATGGTCCACCACCGATCGAACCGACAGCACCACCGATCGAACAGGTTCGACCGCATGGTGGATTCAAGTTTGAGCCTCGGAAGGTGAAAAAAAGCAATCCTGGTTTTTTTGACGTTGGGTTCCGAGATGCGATCACGCCGACTCTGGTTTCGCTTCTGTGGTCGCTTTGGCTGTGGGTCGCTGGCGTGGTTCTGCTGGCAGGACTGGTTGGTTGGTCGTACTCGGTGTGGTCGCTTGCTAGGCCGGTCGAGTTTCGGCTTGCGGGGATATTCTTCGGATCCTGCTCGATGGTGTTCTTGGCGGTGTTTTCGACGATGATCGTTCGGATTGTTTTGGAGGGCTGTGTGGTATTATTCCGTATCGCGGACTACCTCAAAGAAATCTCGGAACGATAGGTGGAAAATGGACCGTCAAAAGATCCGGCAGAAAATCTCGGAAGTGGCGATGATCGACGAGTGCGATCTATCCAGGGCTGACCTAGATCGGCTGGAGGAGGTTTTTCAGCGCGGGTATGATACAGCTATGCCGGTTTGGGCCTTCGAAATGCTCGGCACTGAGACGTTGGACCAGCGGATCTACAAGCTAGGGCACATGACTCGGCTTGTATCTTTGCGGTCGTTCCTATGCGTTGGCCGGTCAAAAATCGTGAGGAACTAATGCCAGCGTTCTGGTTCCATTACAACAAGCCGGAAAGCCGCAAGCGAGGCAAAAACGTACTTACGATCCATTACCGAGGTGTTTGTCATCTCGTCGAGTCGATCGAGTGTAATGTTCCTATCAAAACCAGGGATCGGAAGGATCAGCCTCGGTGTGTTATGGCCGGAACCGGCGTTCTAAGTATCGAAAATGATCGAGCTAGAATCGATCCGGAATAATTTTTTCCAAATTGAAAACCAATGTTTTTATTGGGTTTTTCGTTTCTACCTTGGAAACGTTTCCAAGATTTCTGATTTTCAGTGACCAGTTTTTTAAGAGATCTGGCCCATATATGTAAGCGAGGCACATTGCTGAGCGAAACACGAATCGGAGATGATGAAAGATGACGACAGCAGCACAAATGACAGCAGCACGCAAGGCAATTCGCAACGCAATCAAAACCGGATGCGATCAATCCGCTGCCCATAAGATCGCGATTGAAACATTGATCGGATGCGGAATGAAAGAATGTATTGTCAGCGAAATGGCAACCAAAGCCATGATCGATGTAGTCTGTGGCTAACTCACCCCCACCGCCTTTCGCCGGGATAGGCTCCGGCTTTTACACTTTTTTGGAGATAGAACGATGCGAAAATCGATTGACGTAGACTTCGTGGTTGTTTGTGGCCAACACTTCGACCGATCAGGCAAGAAGATATATGGCCCTGCAAAGACGATTGCACGATTGGCTCAAGGTGGCTACAGCACTCGCTCCAGGTTGCTTGTCGATATCGATTGTGATGGCAACATGCGGATCACTGCTGAATTTAAGACGCTCAAGGAAGCCAGGGTCGCCTTCGAGAAGATCAAGGCTAAAAAGGGAGCGATGACCCTTCGAGAGTACACTGCCCGTCACAATTGCGAGGTGTAACCATGTACCGCGTAACACGCAAGCAACTAATCCGGCAAAATGGCAACGTCATCGAGTTCGAGGATTCGCAAGTTTTCGGCAGTCGCGTAGCTGCCAATGCCGCCGCCGCCAAAATACTGGCTAACGAGCAGGAAATGGGAGGAGAGCCATGGATAAATAACAAAGTCATTTTCGAAACACCAACTTTTTACCGTTCCGTTACTGTCACAATCGAGGAGATTAAATGAGCAAACCAATTGAAGCACTCAACGCCTTTCAATCCTGGCCCGAAGACTGGCAACGACTCTGCGCAGAATACTGGGCAGAGAATGACAAGCCACAAGAAAAACACGATGTTTCGTCTCGTCAACAATGCTTTTCGGGCATACCCTCAGAGAACACACAAAAAGCAAAGCGACCAAGCAGAACTGGAAAAGGACTGCTATCGCCTCCCTGGACATTGAGCGACGATCAGTTGATCGTCCGGTTGCACGATAGCGGAATGAAGCGTCACGAAATCGTCAAGCAATTGTTGCTTGCTGGAGTCAAAAGAACGAAACACGCCATAGCTTCGCGTCACTGTTTTTTGCGACGCAAGAACTGGCAAGTCGGATAACCCCCTAACAAACGAAAGAGAACCAATGAAACTTACAATCAACCGCAAACAATTTAGCGATCATCTACAATCCGCTTTCGCCGTCGCAAGCAAGGCTCAAAAGGATGTGCTTGGCAAGGTCAAACTGATCGCCGTGCCCGATGGGTACGACCTACACGCAAGCAATGGCGAGCTTGGCCTGATCGTCAAGGGCGAGCCGATCCGTCGCACAGATGGCCAATGCTTGCTCCCTAATCGCGTTCTGTCGATCCTCCGAGAATCCAACGAAGAGGATTTGACCATCGAGGCCACCGACCGCGAAGTGCTTATCTACGGCGAATCTGCGAGGTTTTCGTTGCCGAGCCAAGATCCAGCCGAGTTCCCAAGCGTCAAGGAACTCGATGAGGGCGTCCAGTTCGACTTACCCTGCGATGCCGTTCGCCTGATCGGATCTCAGGTCGGTTACGCCGTCGATGAAACCTCGACCCGCTACCAGCTCGGAGGTGTGCTTTTTTCTGTCGGCGCAGATCGACTCGATGCCGTGGCCACCGATGGCCGCCGTATGGCTCGCTTGGCACTCGAAACCACCTGCTCCAAGACCGCTTCGGGGATCGTGCCAGCCAAGGCACTCAGAACCGTCACTAGCACGCTTGGCGATGGAACCTGCACGATTACGCTAGCAAGCAATCGGGCGATGTTTAGGAGCGATTCTGCAACGCTGGTGATTCCTTTGGTCGATGGACGTTACCCGAACTGGCTGAACGTCATCCCAGCCGATGCGGATCCGGTTCCGATTCTCGCTGGCCCTTGGTTCTCGGTCGTCAAGCAGGCTTCGGTTGTCGCGCCCGACGATAGCCGTGGAATCACGATGAGCATCAAAGGTGGAACGCTCTCGATGAGTGCTCGAACCGCCGATATTGGATCTAGCCAAGTCACCATGCCGGTTGCCGATGGGGTCGAGATCGAAACCACTGTGGACTGGAGATTCCTGGCCGATGTACTCCGATCGATCGATCCGACGCAAACCGTCGATCTTCACTTTGCTGGTTCCGGTCGGCCCGTCAAGCTTGTTGCTGGCCAGCTGACCGCTGTCATCATGCCGATGGAGAAACGATAATGCCAACCCCTAGACGATCAATTCGCGTCTCTGACGACCAGTGGAAAGCCCTCATGACTCATGCCGAGACTCAGGGCAAGAACTTCACGCAATGGGCATTGGAGACGCTTCAAGAACGAATGGAACTGGAGCGAAAGATTGACAAGCAAAGGAAAGAGAGGGAAAGGCGTAGCTAGTAAGAAATCCATCCCATAATTTCTTACACCCGAGCCGGAGCGATCCGGCTTTTTTTATTGCTTGCGGTATCCCAATCGCGTCAGCACCCTAGCCAGATCGCTGGCCGTTTCGTTGATCGCTTCCTCGTCAAGATCCCAAAATGACGCGTGAAGCATTTCGTGGATAAGGACGTCAAGCTCCAGTTCTCCGGTCAAACTGCGTCGCACTGTTATCGTGCGGCTCGTTGCGTCGCAAAGACCGTCTTGAGTTTTTGGTAACTTGTCGCGTTTGATCGTCCAGTAGCGACCTCGTAAGCGGCAACGCATTTAAGCACCTCTGACTTCGCCTTGTTTGTTGATCCGTTTATTGCTGACGCTAAACGATCCATCCTTGGAAACATCGACCCAGCAGAATCCATGATCCAGCGGTTTATCCGAGCATATTCAGGAGTTAGATCGCACAAGCAACCTGTTGACCAAACGAATGTCTCTTTGTGGAACATGTCGGTATCAGCATGGCCGCTCGTCTGGTGGCTGTGACCAACTAGAACTGTATGATGAGTCCGAAGGAAAGCACCTCGAGCCGGATTAACTGGCGAGAATATCGATCGACCTAGTTCGTGACCGTGCAAAACTGGCAATTGTCCCAACATGATTGGACGCTGATCGCCGATCACCTCGATGCCTAATCGCTTAGCCTGTAGCAGCTCGTCGATCTGAACCGCTGGAAGGTCGTAGATTTCAGGTGCTCGATTCCAAATAAAGACCTGCCACCGCTCCTCATGGTTCCCGAGTTTGTAAACGATTGGAATCTTCGGAAACTCAGATCGTAACCACTCCAAGCCCTGAACGACCGCCTTGAGCTCCTCGGAAAACCTACGATGCTTGGGATCGCGTTGATGCCGGCTTACTTGGTAGAAATCAGCAAAGTCCCCATTGATTAGCAAGCAGTCGATTCTTTCGCGCTTCAAAGCCTCTACGCTTGCGGAGAACGCGACTTCGGAATGATAAGGGATATGAACGTCCGAAATAATGCCGACGCGTTTAGCATCAATCTGAACAGGTTCCCAAGCCTCTGCCAGGCTTGGTGGCATTTTTGGGACTTGACCGGCCCTGCCTTTTGGCCTGACTTGCGTTGCTTGATTCCGCTTTGCTTTTCCCAGTGCGCCACGAATGATTCTGATCATGCTGCGAGCGTTATCGACTGATGTAAAGAGCAACGGGTTTTCTTGTTTGGCTCGCTTTGCCAGCCCAAGATTGCTTGCATCTGGAAATTTTGCACAGAGTTCTTCACAGTAGATCCTCGCTGCCGACTTCGGAAACGTCATTGTCTCGACTCCATATTTTGCGAGCTTCTTCGATCGTGATTTCAGGTTTGCCTAGCTTTCGGTTGACCCAGTTGTGTAACGCGACGCCCCACAACCAGAGAGATTCGGGAGTGCTATAGTCTGGCGGGTTTTCTGCTTTGTAGATCGCGTAATCTTTTTTGCATGCGCAGCCGTACTGCGGAATCTCCAATTCCCACTTTGCCAAGCTGATTGCGTTTCGCACTGTGCCATCGTGTAGACCGATCCAGGGGTTCGGTAGGTGATTGAATTGAAACGACGCAAACGTCAGCACAGAACGCTGCTGCGTCTGACCTGGCGGCATGCCTGATAGTTTTTTGCCGATGTCTGGATCGTTGCGATCAATCATATCAACTCAATGGTCACAGTTGGCAGATTAAAACAAAACGCTCCGGTTGTGTGCGTGGTCAGGCTGCCGACTGTGCAAGTGTAATCAGTGATGTCGATGCGGCAAAATTCCGATAGTCCAGACGTGATAAATTCTTGGCAGTTGTATTGAATCTCAGGAGACATTTCGTCGAAACAGCATTCACCGGTTGTGCACAAACCAGGAACGCCGCAATCGTCGAAAGTTCCATACATATCCAAATAATACGTCGTTCTGCCTGTGTCGGTGTCGCAATAACCGCATGTAAAACGATCTAAGCCAGCAACATTGGTTGTTGATCTTTCTACCAATTCGTAACAGCCTGATGTTTCATCAAGAACGTATTGCTCGCATGGATAATCAAATCCGGTTTTTGTTTCGACCTCTGGACATCCAATAACAATGTCGCAAGCATCATCATATGGCGGTGGCCCAGGATTGTTGCCAGTTGTCGCCTGGCAAAAATAATCCATTGCAGATCCGTTGTAAGTCGGCAAATTAGGAACGCAATTGTCAATCAGCTCCAATCCGCATGGCTGACCAAACACCTCGCAGCCTGTTTCGCCTCCGCAGCAGCCTACTGGTGGCAAATCGGCATTTGTGATTGAAATCTGACCAGTCGGCAGCGTGTCAAACAATTTTACTCTGCTGATAATTTTTGTGTCTAGTGCGTTGCAAAACTGCCACGGATCTTGATTCAGCACATCGGTGCAGTTGTTCACTGTACTGGCTTCTTGCCATGTGCTAGTCAGACTGCAATTGCCAGCTCTGTAATTGCCTGTGCAAGTGTAATCGATTGTGTATTCAGGGTACTGAGAAACCCCGCTGCTCCAAGCCAAAGCAGTATCGCAGACCTCGAAAACATAACTTGCTGCAATGTAAAACTTGCATGCTGGTGATTCGTCACCATCGCACTGCACGCTGATTTTTCCGACATGAATGCGCACCGTTTTTAACTTGTAACGAGCAATCCAGTAAATCTTGTCAGTTCTGCTGTAGTCAACGAGCTTGGTTTGAACCAATGTGCATTCGCAAGTGCCAATGCCTGGTTCATCAAGATAACTTGGCTTGAG